ATGTCCTACTGTTAAGAATGCAAACTGTTCTTCAATTGAATTTAATTCGTTTAATATAGTTGTTGCATTTAATGCACTATCTAATTTTGTTGAATATATAGTTTCATCAAAATACTCAGGAATAACTTCGATTCTAGTATTCAACGGTTTATTTTTTAATTTTGCGGTATTTTCAAATACATCTTTAGTAAATTTACTAGGAACAATAACTAATTGCATTGCATTTAAATTATCAATCCAAGCTTCTGGACAAATATCGCCCTCTGTACCTGCAGTAACGCCAATATTATATTTACCGATCGCTTGAAACTCATTAGGTACTGTAATTTGAACCCAAATGTCAGGTTGTTGTGTTAACGGTAATGGAATTAATCGATTAATCCAATCTGCCGAAATTGGGTATGACATTGGAGTACCACCCCACGGTAATGACAATAATTTAATATCCCATTCATTACTTTTAAGATTAATGATATTTTTAATAATTTCTCGAGCATGATGCCCATAACCAGATTGTGTTTGTACTGGCGATCCTATAACTACTTGTCTCATTATGCTACTATTCCTGTTCGTTCGTATTTATTTGATTTAACTTTATTCAAAGTATATTTTGGTCTTGATTCTTTATTTAAATTAAACAAATAATCAAACATTTCAATCATTTTATTACCCATTTGTTCGGCAGTTAATCCATTTTTCTCACAAAATTCTCTACCAACTAGACCCATTTCTTTACGGAGTGTATCTGGAGTGTTATACCAATACATGATTGCATCAGCCACATCTTCAAAACGAACTCTATCATCAAAAATATATGGAGTTAATGGAGATCCTTGTAAAGATCTATTTGTCGGAAATACAGGTTTAGCCCAAACTCCGTGTAACTTATATTTACCGGTATGATTTGTAGCAAATTCGCCATCGAACTGTATCCAATTATCATTCTCATCAACAAATCCACACTGATCTTGCAATCCGCCCGTTACGTTATTGATAATAGGAGTTCCACTTAACATTGCTTCTGTACTACTTAGTCCCCACCCTTCATTGCTACCAATATTTACTACAACGTCAGCAACGTTATACATTGCATTCAATTCATATGCCGATAATTTTTGTTCAGAAAAAATAATTTTACAATCAGGAGCCAATGTTTTAGCAATTGCATTTAAATCTGTACCGTTTTCGTCTATTACATTAGTGTGCATTAATAAACCAACGCGTTGTTTTTGATCTTCTGGTAACTGATCGACAAAATGTTTAAATGAAATAATTAAATCTCCTGGCTGTTTTCTTCGAATGTTTCTATTGTTCCACATTACGATAAAATCGCAACCAGTTTCTTGTTTAATTCGTTTATGCATTTGTTGATATAACTCAGAATTTGTATCAATTGGTTTGAATATGTTATGATTTAACCCGTGTGGTACAAATCCAGTTACTATATCGTTCCATTTTTTTGAAATTGATGTAGTTGGATGTTTATCATAGTCAATTATACCAAATCCATTTTGATTAAGCACTTCTCTATGAATATTATCAGATTGCTTACTGATGCCCATAATCATATCGCAACTACCGTAATATGGTGCATTCCACATAGGATATGGTAAATCATCCCATATTGAATAATATACTAATGGAATATTAAATGTAGTTTTAATTTCGTGTTCTAATTGATATAACCAAATCCAATATCTAGGATCGGTAAAATGCATAATCGCATCGGGCTTTTCATGCTGTAAAATATGAAATAATATTTGTTTATCGCCATATCCATTATATGGTATTAACTTAACAGATGCATCTTCTACACCAGTTTCTTTTGCAACATCAGCTGAAATATCAAACATTTTTCCGGCTTCCGGATGTTGTAATGCCCCTCCAATTTGAACCCAATCAAAATGTTTAACTGTATTAAAAATAATTTCTTTACTAATTGTTCCTATTCCAGATGGCAATCTAAAATCATCTCCTAACAGTAAAATTTTCTTTTTCTTTAACTTGTTCGGATCAATTTTTTTTAATTTAGGTAATTCCATTAATGTAACCTTTCTTTGTTTATAACTGTTTATTTATTATAAATATCAGCCAAGTATAACTACCGGCTTATTTAATTTATTTATATTTGTATATGCTGTTTTTAATACAGGATCTAAATTGGTCTCATTACTTAATATCATCATATAATCACAATGCTCTGCAATAAGTTTCATTCTGTGATGTAATTGACTAAAATGATATTTTTTACCATAATATGATTCTGGCATTGCAGAATATAAATTATATCCGGAAAATGATGGATTAAATTCTTTATATTGCATACCAAATTCTAATGCAAACTTTCTAACATAATAATTAGCACCCTCGTTACCTCCAGCGCCTATAATATACAAGTCTTCTGGAAATTTATGTTTTAACATTTGCAATGTATCTTGAACTTTACGTTTGTTCTGCCAACCAGTATTACCGATAACTGCTACTTTAGTCATGATGTTTTTCGTATTTAAATTTAACAACCTTAGGCATATAACCCCATACTATACGAAGCATCGATTCTAATATTGCACGATTTTCCTTTCCATTTGGATTATCATGATCTGTGCATAATACATATTCATAAGGAGTTACTCCCGACATAGGAGGTTTTTTATTTATAAAATAACTATATACGTAAATATGTTTGTGTTTATACTTTATCATATTACTATTATAAATATTTTTATTTACGAATCCTAGCATCTTTAGGACATTTTTCATAATCAGTTTTAAAAGGACAATATTTACAATGTTTATCTCCTTTACCTGATATTGCTAAGTATGTTTTAGTTTCATTTTTATTGCCTTCTAAATCAAAACAGGATTCTACAAATGCATCTATTTGTCGTTGCACTTTCTTTTGTGTAACAGAACCAGCTGCTGGTTTAAATTGTTGTATTCTTTTTTGTGGAAACATTGACTCTTCAACAATCTTTCTTTTAACTATGAAAAATTCAACTGTTATGTTGTCTTTAGGAACACCAAATTGTTCTGAAAAATAATTCTTATATGCAACCAATTGTGCTGATTTGATTGGATCTGCTTTTTGATGTTGATTCCAACCCATTCTGCTAGTTTTAATATCCATTATATGAATTGTATTGCTAGGAACATGTCGTAACACAACATCAATAAATCCATACCAATATACTGATGGATTTGATTTTGATGCTGGAGTACATAATTCTAATTCGATACCTACTAGTTCCCAATCTTTAGTGCTAAAATATTGAGTTCTTCGTTTTTTAAACCAATCTAATATAGCAGCGCCGTCTTCTAAATATTCTGCCATTTGATTAGCGTTTGAGAAATGTACACCGCCGTTGTTCTCTAGACATCTACTATATTCCGATCGAAGTTTTTGTGTTAGTATTGCACGTAAATCTAGGTTATCTGCACGTTTCACTGAATCTGTATACATTACAGTTAAATAGTGTTGCAATGTTTCGTGAAATGCGGTTCCAAACGTAGTTTCGATACTATCCGTGTATGAATCTAACTTATCAATATAGTTTAATTTCCATCGCATAGGACATTGTTCATACATTGCCCATTGTGAATATGATATCTTTCTAGGCACCGTTTCAGGATCGCGTAGCGATAATTGATATATTGGTGCAATGTAGGTTCCTTGTTTCATACTTTAATATAAGAAAAATAATTAACGAATCCAAGTATAATGTAAAAATCCCCCCTGAGTGGGGAGGATTTTGTTCGGAGATTGATTGCCGATAGCGACATTAACAATCAATCAATATGGCGTAACCATATACGGTCCTAATCCGTTTTTTTAATAAAATTAAACATATATCTAAAAATATATTGTATTTGGTATATCGTATACACTAACATTACAACCCAAGCGGTAATTTGTAATGAAGTATCTATATTTCTCGAAACAATGTACTTAACAAATAATAACTCAACTATATAATATATTATACAGGATAAACAGAATCTTATAAAATCTCTAACATCAAAATTTTTCATTTATTTTCTTTTTTTATTATAATATGAAACTATATGTTATTTTCCAAATTTATCTTGTTGTTCTTTTATATAAAGATCAATTGTATCTTTAGTTTTTTGTAAATCTTCTAACCAATTGCCTTTATGACGACATCTAATAACTCGTTTCAATATATCAAACTCATATGAATTTAATTCAAAGTCATCTGCTACTTTGTAAATTGTAGTAGATCCTTTATAATGTTTCTGTGTATTGATAATTTTAAGATCTTTACCTAAATTTGCAAATGTTTCTGTTACTCGTTCATGTGAACTCATTTTTTTACTCCTTTTAACATTGTTTTTATTTCGGCATCTGTATATCCGTATTTTTCTAAAATAATCCGACATTCATCTTGAGTTAATATAGTAACATATGATTCTGCTTCTGTTTTGCTTACTAAATAATACTCTGCAAGTTGTGCGATTAACTTATCAGAATATTTATCTTCTTTACTACCTTTTATATATTTTGCAAATGATTTAGATTTTGGTAATAAATCATGATATAATCTATATGTTTCTTGGGGACGCAACAAACCAATGGTATACGATTGCAATTCATTGATAATTACAGTTAAATCTTGACGCATACTTAACCAACGATTTACGATGTATGGACTAAACAGTTTTTTATCAGGATCAGACCAGGTTTTCCATTCCTTTTTCTTACTCGTTACACCATCAACAAAATCAAATATTGTTGCTCCTTTCTTTTCTTTCATAATTTGTATTTTCGCTTATATTGTTCTTCAAATTCAGATCCTATCCCAATATCTAGATATACCGCTGCATCGGGAATTCCTGGTAATTTTTTTTCTAGAATATCATCAATATTTTTGTTTCGAAATGTTTTCATTTTAGTTTTAGCATTGCTCCTGTTAGAAGTTTTAAAAACTATAGTAACATTCGATTTATGATATTGTACTGACATTATTTTTTTACTTTAATTGGTTGAAATTCTTCTGGTATTGCACCACAATCATCACAACGAAATACTGGTACTGGCATCATTGTGTCTTTATCGCTACCTGTTAATAATTTAGATACTTTGTTGATTGCCATTACTTGTCGAAAATACATACCACCACATTCGGGACATGTAATCGGTTGCATATCTTCTGGTCCAATTTTTACATTTAATTTGTTCATAATTCTCCTAATAAATTTATAAACATTGCCATAACATTGATTTCTTTATCTACAACTGATATATCTTTGTATTGAGCTTCCGCTATAATTAATATAACAGGGCCGATATGCCCTACCGCATATTCATCTAAATTGTCATACAAAAATGTATATAATGCCGTAAAATCTTTAACTTTGCTATCCGCAATGATTTGTCGTATTTTTGTAAATGAAGTTTGTTTATTTTTTGCATCTCGCAATACATCTAATATTTCGGTCATATAGTTTGCTTGTATTGCACTTGCTTTATCTAATTGTAACTTACCTTCGACTACAGATGCTTGTGCAGCATTTAGTGCCCGACGGATATCCGGATATGATGCATTGATAATTGCAGCAACATCTTTAATATCATAACTAACTCCCTTTTCATCTAGTACCGAAACTAATCGCTTTGCAACATCTGTTTTGTTAGGTGGTGTAATAGCAAATGTTTGGCAACGAGATTGAATTGGATCTATAATCTTCTCAACATAATTACATGTTAATATAAAACGTGTTGTTTTACTATACGTTTCCATTAAATTACGCAATGCTGCTTGAGCATTTGGCGTTAAATAATCAGCCTCATCTAGTATAATTATCTTCCATCTACGAAAACCTACTGTTGATGCATAACGTTTAATTTTATCTCTAACAGCATCAACTGAGTTTTCATCTGATGCATTAATATACATTATATCCGCATCTACTGCATTTGCAATAATTTTAGCTAACGTAGTTTTACCCGTACCTGCAGATCCATAAAACAATAAATGTGGTACATCGCCTGATTGTATCCATATTTTTGCTTTATCGATTATATGTTCATTACCAATATAACCATCTAGAGTATCTGGTCGAAACATTTCAACCCAAAGCGTATTTTCTTGTTGTCCAAACATAACTTATAATTTTTATTTACCTGTTGATCCAAATCCTCCCTCACCTCTATCTGAATCTGATAATTCGTCAGTTTCCACAAATTTAATGCTAGGATATGGTAATATCATTAACTGACCAATTCTATCGCCAACTGCATAAATACTAGCATCAACAATACCGTTAATTGGTCTAAATTTAAACATCAATTCACCTCTATAACCAGAATCAACAACACCTACATGATTAGTTAAATACAAATCAGTTTTGCTATTTGATGATCTAGGAAATAATAATCCTACATATCCTTCTGGTATTTCAATTGCTAATCCAGTTCCATATACAATATTATCATATGAATCTGATGATATAGATGTTGCAGTTAAATCTAATCCAGCATCTCCCGGCTTTGAATAAACCGGGATGACTGCATCTGGATGTAATTTTTTTATTTTTACTTCCATAATATTTTTAGTTTTGTAATTGTACTAACCAATATGAAGATTCAAAATCTGAACCTGTAAAATCAATTCTTGCCAATCCATCTGGTGAAATATGTAATGTTCCCATATCTCCTTTATTCGCAGTTAATACTTCTTTTAATTTTTCTGCTGAAAAACAGATTGGTTCCATTTCTTCTGCAGCACCAGCAATTTCAAATGAAATATTATCTGCGTTGATTGTGGTATAATTGATAATGAATTTAATTTGTCCATTTTTTACTTGAACTGCAAAGTTTTTTGCGTCAGGTAATGCATTTTTTGCTTTAATGAATTTACTAATAAAATCATCATCTACATTGATTGATACTTTATAGTCTGGTTCTGCATTGATGGTTGGTACTGCGGGAATAACTGAAGTATCCGCTAACATAAAAGTTAACTTAGTAGATCCTTCTGTAATTTTCATTGCATAATTCTTACCACCTGCTTCCTGAACATCGATATTAATATTTTCACCTACTGCAGATAACATTTTTGTTAATGCACCTGTATGATTGATACCTAACGATCCTTTCATGAAAGGAGTCGTATTCCATTGAATTTTACCAACGACTGTTTGATCTCCATCAATCAAATCACAATTAATACCGTTACCATTTTCTTTAAGTGTTACTGCTTCACAATTACCACCTAAATAGTATCTACTAATAAAATTAACTAATTTACTTTTTTCCATAATAAAACTTAAAATTTAAAAAACTCATTGAACTTATTTGCATCTGTAGTTGATATACTATCTCCTCCAAATTTCTTATATGTTTTGATATATGTTTCATATACACGCATTGCATTATCTGGATCTGCAAACATTTCGTGTAATGATAATATAACATTGAATAATTCCGTAGGTATTG